TATTTAGGGAGGTGATGTGTTATGTTTACGCCGGATACTATCGGTCGTACATAGGCAGCGGGGGGAGCGCATCCGCGAAAACACGCTATATAGAAAGAACTGGATGAGTTGTGAACGAAGCCCCCGCACGAGCGGGGGCTTTTTGTTCTAGTCGCCGATGTACATGACTGCTGCCAGGGCGTAGTACGGAGGAAGGGAGCGTTTCACAGAGACGGTCCCTTCAATGGGGTGGGTGTGGGGTTGCGATCCGCCTGTTGCATCAGTCGTTTGTTTGCCGGAGTTCGCACTGCCCTTGGCTTCTGCAATATTGCCATAAGTACCTTTGGAGAATGTATGGGTATGGCTCGGCATCTGTTCGATGGTGAGGGTGCAGTCTCCGACAGTACCTTCCATGGTGAAGGTTGCCGTATCAGACCCGCCGGTCTCGCCCATCGGGTGGTCGTCAGAGGTGCAGACAATCATCAGCCCACGAAGGTCAGGGATAGCGATGCCGTTGGTTTCGATACCGTCACAGAGGACGTAGTCTTCGTTGGGGGTTTTGGTTTTGGCGTCGATGGGTCGGCGGCCATCGCTGCCGCCAAATTCACCAGAGAAAAATACCACTTTGCCAGCCAAATTGATAGGCATAAATTTATCTCCTATGCGCTATTTGTCTATCGGTTACGAGAGTGTTCAAGCCAGGCTTCGACATTGTTTTTGTTACCAACAAAGAAGTATGCGATAAAACCCATAGCTGGGGAATTCGTAACGCACACACCTATTGCTATACCCGGAAGATCTTCAGGTGTTATATAGTTATCGAATACCCAGGTGTTGTATCTGGAAAGCGGGAATTCAGATACTGTGCCATTAACCGTTACACGCGCTTTATGATACACATAGTTAGTATGGGAGTCACTTCCAATGGAGGCAGGGAAATTCTGTCCTTGTACGTCGGATTCGGGATATTTACCTGCCACTGGGAAGTAGGTGTTGGCCTGTGCATATATGTCTCACATACTTTGCTCGTCTATCCAGCCCGTACCGGCAGAACCGAAAGTACCGTACAATGTTACCATATCGGCTGTGAAGTCTGTTACCGGTTCGGCCCTCTGAAACAGTCTTCATCATTACTGGTTCCACTCAGATAGATGCGAGAATACAGTTCTTCGGGCGCTTCGAATGTGATGCTGTCGATGTTGTTGGCGATGTTGGCGTGTCTATGGAATATGATGTTTCCAATCCACCCGGATAAAATAGTGCGGTAACGCTTGAAACCGAGTGTGTTGAGTACGTCGGTGTTTCCTCCGAAGCACCAAAACGGAAAATCGAGGCCGGTATCAGTGAGTTCCACAGTGGCTTTTTTGGTAGTATTGGCTGCCCACGGACCCTCATTTTGCAACATGGTGATACCGAGAGACATGTCTCCAGAGATACCGCCGTCAATACGCCCCATAAACGGAGCAACACAGAAACCGTATTTGAGGAATATCTGTTCAGGAAGCGTATCAGGATTTATCAATGTCAGCCCGGGGGTTACTACGTTTGGTTCGACTTTGACACGGCTTCCAAGGGCGCCTTCCGTGAGTAAGTGCCATGAGCACTTGTTCACCGGGACAGCTTTGTTGGAAAGGGCATTCCCTTCGCTATCCACAAGCTGGAGCGTAAGAGCACAAGTGAGACGTGCAGCGGTGTTGGACGCGGTAAGGATGACGCGCCCCGATTTCCCCGTGGTGCTGTCCAGGATGGACAGGGCGTAGTTTTTCCCGTGGGTGAGACCTCTGGCGTCGAGTACGAGGTTGTAGAGTTCCTGCGCGCTGTAGGATTCTTGCGGGTTCTTGGGGGTGAATCCGCCGTAATCGGTAACAATGAAGCGTTTGGTCGTGTCGGTCGTAGTTATGAGTTTACCATTCCCAGTGTAGACGTTGAACCCATAATTAGTTCTGAATACACTATCAATAGGCACCGGCCAATAATTGGCGTCGGTGATTTCTGCACCGGAGTTATCATAGCGAGGGATAGTGGGGACGATTTTGAGTCCGCTTTTATACCCTTGCATAACGAGGCTATCCATACTTAGACTCCTTGTTCACCATTATGGACACTCGGTATTATTCCTTGTATAGTCGTTTTATGCAAGTAAATCCTGGCGTGTCGGGTGTTTCGTCTGGTGACTGTAAGGAGGTGTAAATATGGATTCTTTTTATGTCGCAAGTGATTACGGGGATATGACGCCTGAACCGGCATCCCTCTCCATGCATATCGAACTGGCCAAAAACGATTGTAACGGCAGCACTCCCAAATATTTTGTTGATTTGGGTACTGTCACTACGCCTGTTCTTGCTGCTGGGCAGGAATGGCGGCAGAATGATTACGATTTTCACGCCAGTTCCAGGGAAGAAGACTGCCGTCATGGTATGCGTGTGACATATAAGGGAAAGCAGTATACGGCGTATTATGCTTCCAGCCCTGGCAATGCGCCGTACCAGTATGACCTGGTTACTGATGATGGGACTAAGGTGCATCTCACGGCGTTTAGCGACAAAGGGTGGATTAAGGGCCGCCCGCTGGTCATCACACGCGGAAAAGTGTAAAAGGAGGTTTACATGTTCCGTTATTTCTTCATTGTCGTGGCCCTTACGGCCAGTCTGGTGGGCTGCGCGGCCCAGGATGAAATCACGCTCACGGCGTATAAAACGCTGGAGACCAGTGCCATCACCTATGATACGGTGATGACTGCTGCCAGTGACATGCACTCCCAGGGCAAACTTCAGGATGATGACTGGGAGAAACTCAAGGATGCCGCCCTGGTGTATTACGATGCTTACCAGGTGACGGTCAGCGGTCTTCTGACCTATATGCGGGCTTCTGAGGGGCTTTCGTCCCCGGGTGCTATGGAACGCGACAATCTCAAGGCTCTTGTCGATAAGATGACCGAGGACCTGCAAGAACTTCTCAAGGCCGCCATTGCCCTCGGTGTCGATGTGAAGGAGGTCAGCAGCCATGAGTAACTCCATCGACACCAAACTGATAGTACAAATTCTTGAGATGGTTTCCGTCTATGGGCTCCCTGCGGTGAAGTCTATCATTGCGACATGGCAGAAGGAGTCCGTGACGCAAGAGGACGTGGAGCGGCTTCGCAGCAGGTTGAAGCGACCCGACGAATATTGACACCGGCTCGAAGATAGTTGTATTCATGCAGAAGAGCGGGCGGACATGTTTTCTTCGTGGGACATGTTTTGTCCGCTCTTTTTCTTTGGAGGTCTTGACGTATGAAGAAGGGTCCTATTTTCGGTGCGCCGAATTTCACTTACGAGGAATTTTTGCGTTCTGATACGGCCCTGCGTGAAGGTATCCAGAATACCCCCGACAAGGATTGCGTCTGGTGCAATATAGAATATCTGGCGCGGGAAGTCTTGCAGCCGGTTCGGGACAAGTTTGGTCCCATCAGGGTGACTTCCGGGTATCGCAGCGCAGCGCTGAACAAGGTCATCCCGGGGTCATCCGCCACGTCCCACCATTGTTCCGGTTCCGCAGCCGACATCGAACCTGTTCGTAAAGATGTCTCCTTGCGTGACATCTTCTCTTTCATTGCTACTGAATTGCCATTCACGGAACTCATCGCTGAAAATCTTCCTGACGGCTGGGTTCATGTGGCCCTTGTACGCGGACGTGAAGAAGCCCGCGCTGTGAAGTACAAGCGTGTGGGCGGCCTGGTTCACCGGTCGAGTTATGCAGAAGTCATGGCCATGAAATGGTAAATGAATCACGGGATGATAAAGTATCATATGAGTATCCCTCCTATAGACTCTGATACCATTACAGGGCGTAATAGTGCCTACATAAACCTGCTTGTTGAGTTGTGGCCGCTCATTGCGGGCGCCTTCGTCATTGCTATGTACCAGGGCTGGCATGGCGTGAAGCGCAGCTATCTTCACCGTGATTTTTTCAGCATATTTTTCAATATCCTGCTTTCCAGTGCTTTTATGGCCATCGTGGCCGTAAGCGTGACGTTATGTTTGCCCCTTTTCGGTTTTGAACGCTCGCCTGATACTGACCTCGGTGTTACGATTTTTCTTTCCGCTGGGGGCATGAAACTTGTGGATGCCTTGATTCGTTGGAAGTCCGGGTACAAGTTCGTCGATTTGATGGACAGTCTGGATATTAGCGAGTTACATCATACCATGACGCCGGAGCAACGTGAACAGCATAAAAAGCAATGCCCGTTCCAGGAAGATTGTGCCCGATGCAAGGATACAAATTGCGGGCGTGGTGAAGGAGATACCGATGGCTGATGCTATGAAGCGCCCTATCGTTTTTGACCAGGAGAACAAGCAGTTTTCCGAACTCCCTGCCGGGCAGTTCGTCTCCGCCGATGCGCTGCCGGTTGGGGGTGTGTCCGGTTCCGGTGCCCCAAACATCTTGCAGGTGACGGACGACGGTCTGGCCGTCTATGCCCGTGACCTTGTGTCCGCAGCCGACGATAACGCCCTGACCGAGCGTGACGGCAAGCTGTATGTCCAGGACAAGAAGACCATGGCTGCAAGCCTGGTCTCGAAAGATGCAGACAACCAGTTGCGAACCGGCAGTGATGATGCGCTGTTCGTGCCTCCTGTGACAGTGGTCTCCGGTGAAGGGGACAACCTGGTCATCAAGGGGGGTGACGGCGGGGCCCTGCTCACGGCCAACGACGTGCTGTCCAATGGGCATCTCAACCTGCTGACCATCGACCCGGTAGACCATAAAATCATCCTGACCAAAGAGGACATTCAGGATAATCTTCCCGTCATCTCTGCCGATGAGGGCAACCTGGTACATCCTGGTTCCGACAAGGGTGTCTACCTGTCCATGAAGGATATTCTGGCTGGGGATGATGCCATCCTGTATGAGAACAAGGACGGGCGTATCTCTTCTGGTCTCTCGCTGGCATACGCCCCCGACACCGGAAAGCTCGATATTCTGGGGCATGACGGTCAGACCGTGATTTCCACCGTGCGCGTCCCCGGGGCCAGTTCTTCGCTCAAGGGTGTGTATCTGGTGGACGGTATGCCCAGCGTGGCTGGTGAAGCCATCGAGGGCGACTACCACTTCTCGCTCATGTTTATGCAGCCTGACGGGATGTGGAGTGACCCTGTGCCGGTCACGGTCAAAGCACGCAAGGATGAGGCTGTTTCGACCCGTGTCGCGTCTGTTGCCGCTATCGGCGCCGTGCGTGTCAGGGGTATTTTCAACGGGCAGATTGTCGAGCAGGCGTTCCTCGACGGTATGGCCCCCTTGCAGTTCGCGGATGGTTCCCGTCTTATCGTGTCGCCGGACGCCACGAATCTCGAGGTGATTTTCTCTCCCGGTGTCGGTCTCATTCCCGGGACATATCTGGTCTTCATCTATGCGCTGGCCGACGGCACCGTGCAGGACGTTTATGTTGATATGTCGGCGCTGGCTGATGTATACACGCAAGGCTGCGGTATCAACATCAGTACCGACAGGGTCGTGTCCGTGAAGCTCCATCCCGAGGGGGCCATCAAGTGTGACCCCATGGGCGGTATCGGCATCTCGCCCGGTGCCGGTCTGGCGCTCAAGAACAATGACCTCGTTATCGATATTGGTCATGGTGGTGCTGATGACCCGCTTGTGATACGTCCTGACGGGTCGCTCGGTATTGATTGTTCCAAGCTGCTGTCTTCCGACAGCGACAACGTGTTGCGACTCGGTGCTGACGGCAAGCTCAAAGTCGTGGTCGTGTCTGCCGACAGGGACAACCTGCTGGTTGCCGGTACGGACAAGGGTGCATACACGTCGCTCGACAGAGGGGACATGCACCGATAACACAGTGGTGTATCGGTGCATAATATAACATTCAACTTTGAAAGGTGCTGAATTATGGCTCGAAAAACTCCTGACGCTATCCAGCAGTATCGTGGTACGACTGCCCAACATGCTGCGTACACGGGCAAAATCGGCGAACTCACCGTCGATACCGACAAGAAGGTCGTGGTCGTCCACGACGGCGTTACCGCCGGTGGCGTGCCCATGGCGCGTGAAGACCGCAAGATTAAGGGCGACACTCATCTGAAGGTGAACGGCTCCACTGAGGGCACTCTTGCCGGCGACCTGACGCTTACTGTGAACATGGATTCCCTGGCGACCGACCTGGTGTCCACCGACGCCAACAACGGTCTGTCCGTGGGTAATGACAATAAGCTGTTTGCCAAGTCGCCTGACGCCAGTCTCATCATTCGTCCCAGTGACAAGATTCTGCATGATGCCGACGGCAAGGTTGCCGCCGACCTCAGCATGACCTACCACCCGTATTCTGGCGAGCTCAAAATCATCGGCCATGACGGCGTTACCGAAGTTGCCACCGTGACCGTCCCGTCCAGCACTTCCGTGCTCAAGGGTGTCGAACTGGTGCATGGCAAACCCGATGCCGCCGGTGAGGCTGTGGAGGGTGACTACCACCTGTCCCTGATGTTCCGTGACCAGGCGGGCAACTGGGCCCCGGCTGTTGGCGTCAAGGTCAAGACCACCAAGGGTACCGCCGGTACGGCTACCTTCAGCACTGAAATGCTCACCGGCGGCACGTCCGTCGCTGCTGTGCGTGCCGTGTTCGACGGCAACGATAAAACGGTCGAAGGTGGTACCAGTCCGGCCCGTGTGACCTTCGATGACAATTCCACGGCTTCCGTCACGTTCAATGTGGCTGGTACGACCATCAGCGGCACTGTCTCTTTCACGCCCCAGGTGGGTCTGAAGACCGGTACTTACCTGCACTTCATCTGGGCGCTGTCCGACAACAGCGTGGTTGACACCTATGTGGATGTCACCGAACTCATCGATGTGTACACTGCCGGTCAGGGTATCAACATCGCCGGTCATACCATCTCTGCCAAGCTGGGCACCGGTATCAAGTTCGACGAAAGCGGCAACATCGTGGTGGACTTCAACAATACGGTCTCCACTGACACGAACAACGCCCTCAAGGAAGGTGCCGACGGCAAGCTGTCCGTGAAGGTCGTGTCTGCCAACGCCGGTAACGTCATCAAGACCGGCACTGACCAGGGTGCGCTGCTGACTGAAAACGACCTCAAGACTCCGGTCGAGAACATCGTCAATGATATGGTCGGCAACGCTGAAGGTTCTCTGGGCTGCTCCATGATTTCCGCGACTGTGGGCAACCAGATTCAGTGCGACAATGGCAAGCTGATGGTCTACTCCGACTACGGCACCATGGACGACTAAGCGTTTTCTCATCGAGGGTCCAGCCGTGGAATCACCCTGGCTGGACCCTCTTGTTCAAGAGGGCAGTCTTTGACATATCCCCTCCTAATACAGCATATAAAGAGGTAGGTATATACTTATGGCAAGAAACAACTCCAGTCCTGTCCAGCAGTTCAGGGGGACGACTGCCCAGCACGCTAAATATACGGGTCGCCCTGGTGAGCTTACCGTCGATACTAACAAGAATGTTGTTGTCGTCCATGACGGTGTGACGGCTGGTGGTCATCCCATGGCCAGTTCAGTCATCTTCTCCGGCACGGCTCCCGGACAAGTTCCGGCGTCGACTGCTGAAGAAACAGGCAAAGTCCTGCGCAGTGACGGTATGTGGAACAATACCTCTCTCGACCCTATCTCGGAAAAAGCCCAGGCGCTCGGCAATACGAAAGGCAATAAAGCCATCGCTGTGTCGAAGGGCGCCTACATCACTTGTACAATCACAGGGAATACGACGTTCTCTTTCACAGGTGTCCCTCAAACGGGGGCGACTGTCGTCGTGATGCAGCTTACCAATGGTGGTGCGTATACGATTACCTGGCCCTCTAGCATCAAGTGGGCTGGCGGTACTGCGCCCAAATTTACCGCCGCTGGTATCGACATCGTTGTCCTGACGACCCATGACGCAGGCGCAACCTGGTATGGTATCGTCAATCTCAAGTATGTGTAGATGGGGGGAATGCGGACATGCTTAAACATCTGTTGCGTGGCGGCGGAAGCGATATAAAAGGGGACTCGTGGGTAGCTACTCTTGGTGGGAGTAATTCTGACATCGGTAATTCAGTAGCCATTGGGTCAGATGGTTCTGTGTATATCTGTGGAAATACATACTCCGCAGGTGCGGGTGGTTCTGATGCATTTATTACCAAGTTCAATTCTTCCGGGACGTTGCAATGGCAAAAAACTCTCGGGGGGAGTAATTCTGACATCGGTAATTCAGTAGCCATTGGGTCAGATGGTTCTGTGTATATCTGTGGAAATACATACTCCGCAGGTGCGGGTGGTTCTGATGCATTTATTACCAAGTTCAATTCTTCCGGGACGTTGCAATGGCAAAAAACTCTCGGGGGGAGTGATTCTGACAGCGGTAATTCAGTAGCCATTGGGTCAGATGGTTCTGTGTATATCTGTGGAAATACATACTCCGCAGGTGCGGGTGGTTCTGATGCATTTATTACCAAGTTCAATTCTTCCGGGACGTTGCAATGGCAAAAAACTCTCGGGGGGAGTGATTCTGACAGCGGTAATTCAGTAGCCATTGGGTCAGATGGTTCTGTGTATATCTGTGGAAATACATACTCCGCAGGTGCGGGTGGTTCTGATGCATTTATTACCAAGTTCAATTCTTCCGGGACGTTGCAATGGCAAAAAACTCTCGGGGGGAGTAATTCTGACATCGGTAATTCAGTAGCCATTGGGTCAGATGGTTCTGTGTATATCTGTGGAAATACATACTCCGCAGGTGCGGGTGGTTCTGATGCATTTATTACCAAGTTCAATTCTTCCGGGACGTTGCAATGGCAAAAAACTCTCGGGGGGAGTGATTCTGACAGCGGTAATTCAGTAGCCATTGGGTCAGATGGTTCTGTGTATGTCTGTGGAAGGACATACTCCGCAGGTGCGGGTGGTTCTGATATATTGATTGCAAGAATAACAGATGATGTTATTAACCAATCTACTGTAATATATGGTAATTTTACATTGCAAGATGCAGCCTTAACTGTGAGCAATGCATCACTTATCAATCAGACAGCAAGTTTATCATTAGCAAACCCCGGTATGTCGGTTTTAACACCTTCTTTAACGGTAAAAGATGCTAACCTCACATTTACCAAATATTAAGGAGACTAGATAAATGCTTCTCAATATACAGACGCTAGCCACTATCTCTGAATATGCTTTCTTCAAAGCCCATCCCAACGTTTCTTTTCCTTCTCCGTTGACGGACGCTGTTCTTGCCCCCTTCGACCACGCCGTCTTCAACCTCACTCCCCAGCCGGAGTTCGACGGATGGACGTATGAACTCTCAGAGGGAAAGCCGGAATATCTGAACGGGAAATGGTATCAGACGTGGAAGCTCACTCCGGTGACACACACGCCTGAAGAAAACGCCGAAAGACTTCTCCAGCGGAAGGAACAAAAGGTCGCCCAAATCGACGCCGAGACCTCTTCCGCCATCATGGCCGGATTCGAGTGCGAGGCCACCCCGCCGGATACCGGCACACCGGAGCTGCTGCACTTCTCCTACGACAGTTTTGACCAGCAGAACTTCGCCGACGCGGCTGTGTCCATGCAGCTCTCGACGGCCAGCGATGGCGGTATCCCTACTACTACGCCTTGGAATGCCTACCGTAACCACACGGCGGACAGCAAAGGCGACCTGGTTATCTTGCAGTTGACCGCCGAGACCTTCCTGCCCATCTATGCGGCTGCGCTGAATCACAAGGCAACGAAAATGGCCGAGGGCGGTCAGCGTAAGGCAGCCGTGGCCGCCGCCCAGACCGTGGAAGAGGTAGAGGCTATCTGATGCCCAAGTATTTTCACAACCTGCTCGTGGCTTGCGACCAGCTTGTGAATGCGGCTATCGGCGGCTGGCCTGATGAAACCCTGAGTTCACGCTGCTGGCGTTGGCACAAAGACGGCGTGCGCTCCTGGCCCTGCCGTCTCATCGATACACTGTTCTGGTGGGATAGAGAACATCGTGGCGGGACATCTGTTCGTCACTGTGAGCTGAGTTGGGAGAGCGAGCGTTATGGGCGACAGTTACCGCCGGAGTTGCGTACAGGTTGACAACCACCCGGTTGCCGCCGTTAAATATGCGCAGATGCGCTGTTCTTGATGCAATAATCGAATACCTAAAGGGGAGGCGTATGCCTCCCCTTTTTATCTTGGAGACTCAGCACCATGAATGAACCGTTGAAGAATCAGGTACGTTGGCCGTCACTGGCCCGGGACCTCGCTATTTTGCAAGTCCCCGACAGTCCTACGGACATCAAGTCCATTTTGTCTGAGTATGGTCTCACGAAGCAGGAACTCGTGGACATCCTGCACAATCCATACTTTCAGCAGCTTTTTCAGGGGAGTCTGGAAGAAGTCAAAAATCAGGGCAGCAAAGCTGGGGCGAGATACAGGGCCCTGACACTTTCCCAAGCCCTTTGGGAGAAGTTGTTCCGTGATGCGCATAACGGAGACATGGAACCCCGTGATGCATTGAAACTTCTCGATATGCTGGTCAAGGTGGCGGGTCTCGCTGACGCCAAGGAGACCACACAGGTGAATACCCAGGTCAATGTGGCCGTCCCTCTCCCCTTGCCGAAAGGTGTAGCCAAGGTAGCCCATGCGCTGCCTGTGGAGTAGACCATGTTCAACTATGTTCCGTCTCCTACCGGTATGCTCCTGCATAACTGCGACAAGTATCTCAAGATGATTGTCGGGCCCTATGGGTCAGGTAAATCGTGTGCCTGTGTTGCAGATGTGCTGACGTGTGCGTGTGCCCAGAATCCTGCCCCGGATGGTGTGCGGTACGTTCGTGTCGGGGTCGTCCGTTCATCGTATCCCGAACTCATCGCCACCACGCGCAAGTCGCTGCTTGAACTGCTGCCTGCCGAATACGGTACCATCGCCAGCTCCGGTTCCCCTGTACGCGGGTTCTATTTCATCCCTCTTCCTGATGGTACCAAGGTCTCTCTCGAACTGGAGTTGTGGGCCCTCAAGACGGCTGATGATGCTCCCAAGCTGCGGTCTGCCAACTGGACGTTTGCCTGGCTCAATGAAGCCACGGGTTGCTCGCCGGAGGTGTACAACGCTGTCACGGGACGTATCGGGCGTTACCCGTCCCAGGACCTCGGTGGTATCTCGTGGGGTGGCACCATCATGGACTTCAACCAGCCCGAACCAGGCTCCTGGCTCGATGAGTATATCCGCAACCCGCAACCCAACTGGGCAGTGTTCAGGCAGCCTCCCGCTGCCTTCAAGCACGTTGATGAAGTCACTGGTGTCGTGACGTATGAGGTGAACCCGGACGCCGAGAATTTGCGTAATCTGGGTGCCAGAGAAGAAGGGGACCCGGACGATTTCACGCCCGAACAGCAAGGTATGCGGTATTACCGTAACCAGATAGATGCCTTGCTCAAGACCGGGCGCACGGACATCATCGACAACCAGTATTGTATGATGGACGTGCCTATCGTTGACGGCAAGCCGGTCTACTCGAATTTCAACATCAACATCCATGTGGCGGCGGAAGCATTGGAACCGCGACCTTTCCAGCCCATCATCATCGGTGTGGACCAGTCTGGTATCCATCCTGCTGCGGTCATCCTGCAAAACATCAACGGGACCTGGTGTGTGCTGGATGAATTATATGCTGACAACGAGGGGTTTGAAAATTTCCTGCATGGTATGCTGATACCGCTGCTGCGGGGCCGGTACAGCACGAATCCTCTGGTTGCTGCCATCGACCCGAGCAATACGCGGGATTCGTGGCAGGCCGTCACGCCCAAGCAGCGTTTCGCCGACGCGGGTATCAAGGCCGTGACGGAATTGACGAACAACCCCAGGGTCCGCATCCAGACAGTGGAGCATATGCTCAACCAGCGTGCCGGAGGGTTGCTCATCGACCCGGCCTGTAAGATGCTCATTCGAGGGTTTTCGCATGAGTATCGATACCGCAAGTTGCGGGCTTCCGGGACGATGGGCTCTGTGTACACGCCGAGCCCGGAAAAGAATGATGCGAGTCATGTGCATGATGCACTCCAGTACGCCGCCCTTCTTATCCAGCGTGGGGACAATATGGATAAGGATACCACGATGCAAAACGTAAGAGACGAACTCATACGCAGGCGCAGTTCTTTGTCCAGCGTCGTATGAGATTGACGCCCAGGCGAGTGATTTGATAGGGAGAAAGTTATGAGCGACGCTATCAACTGGATGCTGGAAATCGAGGACGTGAAGGAGAAATCCCACGACCCGCTGGCCGAGGCCGTCATGGACAGGTTCAATGGCGCTGTGTCGTGGCAGTCTACTGAGCTTGTGAATGGCAAGCCTCTTCGCACCGTACTTGAGAACTGCTGGAACCAGCAGAATGGTATCATGTCGTGTGATACGAAGGAACGAGCGGAAGCTCTTGGTGTCGATGCCTACATCAACCTGACCGCTTTGAAAGCCGACATCGCCAATTCCTATCTCAATGACGCCATGACCAGTTCCGGGGATGCTTCGCTCCCCTGGACCGTAATACCTACGCCGCGTCCTGATATTTCTCCTGTGGCGCAGGATGAAATTTTCAACGAGATAAAAGCACAGCTCCAGAGCGGCAGTTTTGAAGACGCATCCCAGCTCATCGAGGCCATTCGGCAGCAGAAGCGTGAGATGCATTTCAAAGAAACGGAAAAGGCAAAGAAATCTGCCGACGCCATGATGATGCTGCTGGCTGACCAGTGTGCCGAAGGCGGCTTCAATCGGGCTCTCACCGACTTTTTGCAATGGTTCCCCATCTATCCTTTTGCCGTCTTCGCCGGTCCTTACATCACGCGGGCCCCGCGTCTCGTGTGGGGCAAGAACAAGCCGCGCATCGATACGGAAGTCTTTCCGACATTCCGTGCCATAAGTCCTTTCGACTTCGCCTACAGTCCTGATAGTCCCGATACACAGCGTGGGACATGCATTTTTACTCGCACGCGTTGGACGCGGCGCGAGCTGCTGAATGCTTCCAAGCTCGACGGTTACATTTCCGCCAACATCAAGGACATTTTGAAGCAGGCGGATGACCCTAATACGGATTTCAACCTGAGCTGGTTGTCCCGGGCCCCGGACGAAGGGCAGCGTAATATGGCGCTGTGGGCGTCCAACGTGAGCCCTATCGAGGTCCTGACCCACTACGGGCTCATGTCTGGCAGGGAACTGCAAAAATATGACATCCAGGGCCTCGATGATGGTGACTTCTACAACTGCCAGATTTCGTTGGTCCAGGGGCGCGTCATCGAGGTGAGGGTCTTCTCCGACCCCAAGATACAGACGCGCCCGGTATATACCGCGAGTTTTTATCGTACTGGCGGAGACCGTATTGCCGGTGATGGTATCGCCCAGCGTTTGCGCGACATCGAACGCGCTTACATGGCGAGTCTCATGTACCTCATGCGTAATGCAGCTAATGCCTCGGCGCCCATTTGTGAAGCCGACTACCGGCGCATTGCGGCATATATCGGCAAGGGTGAGCTGGGACAGGTAGTGCCCGGCAGTCTTTACCTGTCCGATTCTGATATGGGCAACAACAATATGCCTGCGTTCCGCTTTACGCATATCCCTTCCAATATCCCGGCGTATGCACAGCTCATGGAAATGTTCATGCAGCTTGCTGACCGTGTGACCAACATCCCTGCGGCACTCCATGGTGAGGCGGTGGGTTCGGGGGCCATGCGCACGTTCCGTGGTATGTCCATGCTGCAAGGCAATGCCACTAAGGCCCTTCATGCGGCAGCAGACAACATTGCCTACGGTGTCTTCAAGCCGCTGGGGGAATTGCTGTATAATACCAACATGTTGTTTGCCAAAGACATGGAGGTCAAAGGCGACAGCCATATCATCACGAAGGGAGCGGAAGGGCTGCTCAAGAAGGAGATGGAAAAGCAGTCGGCCATGGAGATTCTTCAGACTGTCGGTGCCGCAGCCGGTGCTCTCGGTCAGGCGGTCAATCTGGCACCTGTGCTTTCCTGGAGCCTCAAGACATTGCTGGGTACTATGGGTGTTCCCGACAATGTTCTGGGTCAGATGGAGCAGATGTCACCGATGGGGGTCATGCCGGGAGCTGGGTCTGCTCCCAATCCGGCGCCGCCTTCGCCCACTGGTGCTGGTGTTACGGCTGACATCACAGGAGGTGAAGCCTGATGGAATTGCTGAACACGCCCTCCCCCAAGAAAGGGACCTGGGCATACAAGTTTGTGGCGTGGTTTTGTAACAACGTGAATTTTTGTCACGGGTATCTGTACGACACGGATATTGAAAAACCTGACAATAAGATTTACAACGCTGTTTATAAGATATGGTTGTTCCCGTTCAAACAGAACGACTGTATCTGCTGCAATACTGTTCGAGGGCTCGTATATGGAGCCGTTCTCGGCTACCTGATAGGGAGTTTCTGATGGCTATCGTACCGCTTTGGACACCCGAAAATACGACCGTTCTGTCTTCGGTTTTTACCGTACACCCCGGAAAAGTTGTCGTCCTGTGGGCGGTTGGTTTCAACAAGTACAAATTCCGTGTCGAGAATGAAGTGGCCACGCCCATGCAAGCCTGTCTGCATCGGCTCATCCATGATTTTTCCGGCTCCCGCCTGCCTTCGACGAAGGATACAGCGCAGGATTGCTGCGGTTGGATTGTTGATGTCAACCATGTATCGAGTGAACTCATGGCGGACATTGCCGTCAGCACGATGCACTGCCTGTGGAGCCTGTCGCTTTGCAACAGTGTCATGGCTGTTGGGATTCCCGGTTCCTACCAGCTTGAACTCAACGATGCCACTATGGTCGGCACTGCTAATGTCTATGCTGACTTGTATGACATTGGACAAGTGCACGCACCGGAAATTTTTGTAGGAGGCTAGTATGGCTCCCAATTGTGGTCCTATCGAGTTTATGCAGGGTGGAACCCTCATGGATGTTACCATCACTGGTTCCACCATCCAGAACAGTGAAATCAGCGGTTCGACTCTCAGCGGTTGTACGCTGACGAACCTGGTAGCCGTTGACGACGCCAGTCTTCGCACCATTATCAATGCCATGACCAAACTTTCTGATGCCGAATTGCGTCCTCTGGCAGATGCTCTGCATCGTGTCGCCACCATCGAAGCTGCTGAACAGCCTGCCGGGCAGGATGGTGCCGTCCTCGGCACAACGGTCATCGGCGACCGTGCCACTCTGCTGGGTAAACCGTCTTCCTGGGTGAAGCTCGGGGGCAAATCGCTTCCTGCCTACGACGCCTAAAGGGGGTGCGTTATGGCGACTGTGTTTTCTTGCGCGGAAATCCCTACCAAAAGCGTGTGGGATAAGGCACGGAAGAAAGCCCAAAATCCGGGTATGCTGGTTAAGGACAATCCGTTTTTGGCGGAATCTGCTGACATACCGGAGTCGGGGTATGTGCGGCGCAACATGCAACGTTTGCGTGATGACCAGCATATGCGTGAATGCCCTTATAATGGGCATGTGTATGCTGGTATCATGGATAACATGCGTTATGGAGGTAAATGATGGGATGTTCTCGTTGTGGGGGCAATTCCGGGCGCAAGCCTGCTGTTCCCCCGTCCAACATCGGTGGCAATGGTCGTCCGGGTACTGTCGTGAACCCGCAGCGGCGCCCGGCGGAAGACAACAAGTCTGTGCGTGATACTATCAGTGGGCTGCGGTATGTCCCGTCTTCTGGCAATTAAGGGCGACAAGACCGCAGGCGACAACCTTTTGGCGACGCTCGCGTCGAATCAGGGGGCCTTGTTGTCCTTGATTGGGTTGTTCGAGTCGGCGGCGAAAAAAGAAGCCCAGGAATGTGACGCTTTGGCGCGGGCAGCTTTGCTCGACGGACAAAAGCAAGGTTCCGGGTGTATGGCGCTGGGGCGTGTACTGATGCTCCAGGATGTCGTAACTACCTTGAAACAGTACATCAAGTAGGAGAAAGCACTATGTCCACTAACCCTATGGCATCCGGCGACGGCAACACTTCCGTCTCTCCCGCCTTTGCCCGTACCCCGGGTATGGCACAGGTTTTTCGTGACCAATATGCCCGGACAGAAGCGGCTACGGAGCAGCAGCCTGTGCAGCAGCCTGTGCAGCAGCCTGTGCAGCAGCCGGTGCAGCAGCCGGTGCAGCAGCCGGTGCAGCAGCCAGTGCAGCAGCCAGTGCAGCAGCCTGTGCAGCAGCCTGTGCAGCAGCCTGTGCAGCAGCCTGTGCAGCAGCCTGTGCAGCAGCCGTCTATTGCCCCGTACATGTACATGGCGCAGCAACAACAGATGCAGCAGCTCGCGCAGGAACGTGATGTTCTCGCTAACCAGTTGGCCGAGGCGCAGAAGCGTAACGCCGAGTTTGAAGCCGCCAACAAGCAGCAGGCCATGCTGGCCAGTCTCGACGGTGCCGATGAGTTGAATGCGCTGGAGACGGTTGACCCTGCCGACGCCCGTCGTATTGCCGTTATGACGGCGCGTATGCTGCAACAGCCTCTCGAGGGCGTGGTGGCTGAGGTGAAGGCCCAGCGCGAGACTATCGAACGTAATCGGGCTGAGGCGCTCAACGCTACACAGCAGGCGCAGATAACCCGTTATGCTAGTGAAATCCTGCAAGTGCATCCTGATTTCTACAATCTGTTCAATGACCCGGATTTTCTGCGTTACCTCCAGGAACCCGACGGTCTGAGCAGCCGGAGTCGTGACCAGGCTGCCACGCAGGAGTTCTATGCTGGCAATACGCGGTACGTCATCGACATTGTGGACAAGTTCAAACAGAACCGTCCTGATAATGGCAAAGTCACCACTGTGCCGCCTGTGCAGGTGGCGGGTGGGACCGGTACTCCGGCAACTTCTTCTGTCAATAAACCCACTTTTACCTTGGCTGAACTCAACAGCCTATACCAAATGCGGCGGATTTCCCCGGATGAATACCGCGTGCGGTTGAAAGAACTGCGAGCCGCCGGATAACCTTTAAGGAGCTTTTCCATGCCTATTTTCCCCAGTGCGAGTGGATACACCGGCATCGAGGCCACCCCTCTCGCCCGTGTCGGCTACAGCGATTTCATCCTGTCTCGCGTGTATGAAAACGACTGGCTGCCGCGTATCACGGCGTCCGAACTGCTGGAACCTGTTACCCGGTGCAACCAGACCATCCAGCTCATGTACGCGCCGGAAGTCGGTCCGCTGCGTTCGTACCAGAAGAACCAGCAGCTCGTGCCCAACACTGTCAGCACTCAGGCTCGTTGTCTGAGCATCTGCTACATGGGCTATCAGGACATCAAGTTCGACTCCACCGACATCAAGATGGCCTGCGAGCGCTGGCCCAGCTACGAAGAAAAGTTGCTGGAATCCATGTACCAGTCGTATGTGAGCACCATGCGTACTTTCGTCCTGGGTCGCATGATGGCTGAAGTGTCCCCGCGCACGAGTCTCGACCTCGCCGGTATGAATCAGGATGTGAATCTGGGCAAGCCCGGTCAGCCCGTGCATGTGACGCCGCAGAATCTTCCCAAGGTCCTGGCTGACCTCCAGCGTGTCCTCATCGAGTCCAAACGCTGGGTGGAAGGCGAGATGTTCATCATCGTGCCGCCTCAGCTCCGCACCTATCTCGCCATGTCCAACTACAGCAACAGTCTGTACAGTTGCAACTGCGGCGGTATCGTGTCCGGCATGTGGGACCATCCGCTCATGGGCTTCACGGTCATCGAATCCATCCACGTCCCCGTGGTGCGTGACAAGTCCGGCAACCTCTGCTTCTTTATTCTTGCGGGGCACAAGGAAGCCACGGCGTATGCTTCCAATATCCTGGAAGCGCGGCTGAATACCAGCGACCCCAACAGCTTCGGTGTCCGTTACCAGTATCTCGTGGCCTGGGGCGCCGAAGTCATCTACCCTGACGCCCTCGCGATGGGCTACTGGACTTTCGACCCTATCAACTAGGAGACCCAGACAATGGCTAACATCAATATGTTCCGAGGCGGTACGCCTGATTTCAAGGGCTGGTTCTGTCGTGGTGACTGGCCTGAGTTCAAACCGCCTTTCAGTGCCCCCCATGCGGCTTTCACGCCCCCGTATGACTCTCATGCCGACGCTGCTTACGGGCAGGGTTATCTCAACCTTCATTTCCCTCTGGTGCCCAATCTGGCGGATACCTACGGCCACAACTGGATGCGTACCGCGCTGAAGAAAGTTTCTGCCGTCGGCGACACTATCATGCTCAACTGGGTCCCGTTGCGGTCCTGGGTCGAAGCCATCCACTTTGAAGTGACCACCACCGACAAGAACCTCGAGGGTGTGTACATCAAGCCGTGCGCCATGCGTGTCTCGTGGGACTTCGCCACCGATGACTGGAAGTATGAAGAAAACGCCGACTTCGATACGGCCCTGACCAACAACGGCATCACGCAGTTCCCTCTGGGTACCCCCAAGGACGGTGACAAGCTGTGGGGTCTGGCGCGTCTGGGTATGCCCGAAGTGGCGTCTGTCTCCACGTCCACCGTGAAGGGCGGTCCCGGTAATGTGACCGGGGTGGACACCAAGACTGACTCGAAGGCCCTCGGCGCCGTGCCTTGTACCTTCGGGCATAATCTGGTGAAATACGACAACCAGGGCAACGCCACCGGCGGTCTGGACGAATACTACGGCGCCGTGCTGCTGGGCTACAAGTTCGTGGCCGGTGATGCCGAGCGTCTCAAGCTCGTGTGGAAGTCCGACATCGCCGTGTACATGTCGGCGAAGCTGTTTGCCTTTGAAGGCTCCACGCAGGTCGGCTAAGGAGGTGCGTCATGGCCAATGTCGCCAACACCAAGGCCACCGGGCCCGCGTCCAAGGATACGGTTTCCGGCGGCAAGACCTTCACGCCCCGTTTCAAGGCGCAGACTGGTCCCACCAAGGAAATGTCCAACGATTCCGAGGACGCCCGCCGTACCATCATGGGGATGCGTATCGCCAGCACTGATTTCGGCAACGACCCCGGTGCGGCTTTCCTGAAGAAACCGTCTGCGTAGACCAAACTCTACCCTCCATCCCTATACAGGAGAACAGCACTATGTATCAGTCTTCCGCTCCGCTCTCTGCCGTCTCCCAGCAAGACCTGCGCGGCATACTCAACGAACGCGATAGCGATGCGCGTCAGCAGGCCCTGCACGCTGCCGGTGCGAAGAACGCGGTTCCTCCGTTGCCGCGTTCTTCGCACCTCCGCAGCAAGAAAAACGGTATCGTTTTTCCCTGGGACCCCATGCTTGCCGAACAGCGCGACATCATGGAATGTTGTGACAGCACAGGCAACACCGACCCTGCGGCATGGCGTTCCACTGTGAACGAAGCCGAGTACACGCCTGCCGAGCGTGATGCCTTGCTGGCCGAGGCGCAGGCTACGGTCATCAAGCAGGCCAATGCGTTCTCCGGCAAGCATGAACCTACGATGGAAGATGTGCGGCAGAAGGGTGTCGAAGAAGCCACCCGGCTCCCCTATGCGGCCCAGCCGCTCGATGCCTATTACCATGGTATCGAGGATGACCTTGCGGCTCTCGTGCGTTCCACGGAGTAATTTTGATGAAGGTCTCCAACGTCATCCGGGAAGTGTCCCTGGACCTCAATGACCAGGAACCGGGATATGAATATACGCACTGGACTTATGAGCAGTTGAAAGTCTATCTGGCGGAAGCCCTGCTCATGGTCAGCGAGCGGTTCTCCGACAAGTTCGTGCAGCATAAAGTCGTGAAACTTTCCCCCGGAGAAGTGTGGCAGAAGGCGTGCGACTGCGAGCGTATCGAACGCGTCCTCGGGGAAGTCACCGAGGATGGGGAACACATCATCCGCAGACTGTCCCGTGTGGCGGATGATGAGGCCAACACCTGGAGCGGACCTGCGTCGCAGTGTCATATGGGCGGGGACCTCACCGGATACTCCATCAGCAGCACGGTGGACACGTTGTTCAGAGTGTATCCTGGGGTATCCCGTACCGACCGCAAGGAGCATTACGTCCTTGTGGAGTGTTACGTCGAGCCTGACGGATATGACGATGATACGAATATCCCCGCGACGCTCGTGTCCATGGTCAAACAGTGGATGCTGTACAGGGCCCTGAGCATGGACAGCGAAAACAATCCTGCCATCACGCAGCTTGCCGCTTCGCACCGGGACACCTATTTCAAGCTGGTCGAGGCTGAGATGGCGCGTAAACTGCTGGAGGAAAACGCCGATGGTCGTGTACGAACCGTTTCCAACAACGCCGCTAAGTGAGTTCCATGCCGAACTGCGGTTTGAATGGAAAGACCTTCCGGCGGAACTGTTCGACTATTACCTGCTTCGTACAGCCATCGAGATGTGCCGCAAGGCCCCTCTCGTGACGCGAACAGTGCGAATCAAATTGCAGCCCGGGGTAACTCGGTATGCAGTGAAATCGCCTGACGGGATGGAAATGACGGCCCTGACGGGCGTTTCGCATCATCCAACAGGCAGCGACAGTTGTCTCCATGATGTACGCAGAACGCTCGTAGCCGGAGAGGACTGGCCCCGTCTGCGTCGGGACAAGGTTTGGTACGACCCAGATGAACAGGTTCTCCACGCGTGCATGTGTGACTGTGGTGGGGAACTCCGCGTGTCTATGGGTGTAGTACCAGGACGTAACAGTTGCTCCCTTCCGAGTCAGTTCGAGCATGAACTTTTCCCCGCCCTCATCATGGGGACGCGTGCTTCCATCATGCTCATCACGGGGCGTCCGTGGACCAATCTCAGGGTCGGCAGCGAATTGTACGCCGAGTTCCGGCGTATGCTGGGCAAGCTGGCACAGGATGCCGCCTTGTGTGGACAACGCGGAATCGTCAAGATAGGGTTCGGCAGAGCGCTCTAAGCAAAAGCCGGAAACAGAAAGGCCCCCCATCCCGGGCAGGGATGGGGGGCCTTTCCGCAAACACATACACGCCTAGGGGAGAGGCGGATTGAGAGATAGGTGACGTGGTGAGACCGGAGTCTCACCACGTCGGCGGAGAACAGCACCATGTTCGTCAGCCCGTCCGGCATCTCTGTCGTCGAAGCCCATTTAACCGTAGCATACCCATAAAGTCAAGTGCCCTTTTCTTTTAGGTACGGATGCGTTATTGCTTTCGATAGAGGTGACACCGATGCAAGACAAATGTTCCCCCCGCATAACGTTCGATTGTAATGGAGATACTATCCAGGAGCCACAGGTCAAATCAGGCTGCCCTGATTTTTCGTTGTGTCTTCCCTGGGGAGGCCGTTTGTGGCAAGAGAACGGCTGCCTCAAAGCGCAGCCCGGTACGCCCCCGCCTGATGGTATTTACGACCGCATCATCATAGCCGACGGATGTATCGTTGGTCTGGAGAAAGCCGACGTGGCGCTGTATGTGCCGCCGTCTTGCACGGAAGTCCCTGCCGATTGTGCTTCCTACAGCGAAGGCGTGTCGTTGTGCGAGGCGTCTCCGCTGGCGGGGAATCTCTATACCTGTGATGCTTCCGGGCGTCCGTTGGTGCGATGCACCATCAAGGGTGAGGACGGTGTCGTCGTCAGCGGCAGCGGCACCACTTCTGACCCCTATCGCATCAAGGCCAATATCTCTACCGAGACTTTGCGCGTCGTGGCGGGGAACAGTGGCGTGACCGTCACCGGCACGGGGTCTGTGGCTGACGCATTGGTCATCTCGCATAAGGGCGGCGGTCTCAACACCACTGTGAACGGTATGCGCTTCGACCAGTACGGCCATCTGGTGGAGTACACGGAACCCACGACTTCCAGCGGTGTGAACGGTATCGTGCCCGGCGACGGTATCGACGTGCAGATGGACAACAAAGTCGGTATCGCCACGCTTTCCCTGAGCAAACCGGCGAATGTGCTCAACGGTATCTATCAGTGCGGCGGGTATGACGTTCATCTCGACCTCAAGAACCGTATCTTCAATCTCACGCAGCGTATCGATATTCCGGCCCAGACGTATGCTTTCGGTCCTTACGATGTGGAGCTGAACAAGCTGGGTTCTGTCGTGGCCATTGCAGATACGCAGCACCCGGACGCCATCCATACGTTGCTGCCTGTCGTCGCAGGTGACATCGTGCGGCAGGTCATCGGTTTTACGCTGCGCACGAATGTCCCTATCGTCATCGACATCGTGACCGTCGCGACCCGGGCATGGCTCTCCCAGCTCCATGTGCGGCTCGACGGCACGCCGCAGTCCAATATCCTGCGTTGCAGCACGACAGCCACGGCCAAGACGGTGGTGAGCAGCAGCGGCAGTTCCGGTAATGAGCATTCGCACAAGGCGGAGACCACGCTGGACTTTTCCACCACGGTCCTCGCCCGTGTGCAGCCTGCCGGTGTGTGGGTCGCAGGGGAGCATGAACTCATTCTGCATTCTGATTCCGGTTTCCCCTCCGGGTATCCGGTGAGTCTTTCCATCCGTCCCGCCGGTGGGGTTGATTCTGTGAACAAGTACAAAGCTGAAGAACTTTGGGACTGATTTGACATATGAACATCACACTCTCCAGCTTCGGCGGCATCATCCCGCGTATATCCGAACATTCCCTGGCCGCTACCCAAGCGACCATGGCCCATGATGTCATGTTGCGTAACGGGAGACTGGAAGCCTGGAGAGACAAGCTCCCCCTGTATGATGCGGTCAAAGGGGCTCGGTCGTTCCACATGCACGGCTGCTGCATGGTGTCGTGGGTTGACAAGGTCATCGCTGCCGACCTTAATCCCGACCATCGGTCGTTCTACATCACGGGGCGTGACGGACGGGGGCTCGAAGTCGTGGAACTCACCGACCTTCGTTCCTGTCGGCCTGTGTATTACTACGCCGGTGTACCGGCGCCGGTGTATCCGCCTGTGGCATCAGCCTCTGAGCAGTGCAGTCGTGAAGCCGACGCCCGGGCATATGTCTACACCTACGTCAATTCCAGAATGGAAGAGAGTGCGCCGTCCCCGGCCAGCAACATCGTGCGGGTGGAAGACGGTAGTTCTGTGACGGTCTCCGGGATAGTGAACCCGCCCGCAGGTTACGGTATCGACCGGGTGCATATTTACAGGGCCTCTACCGGGTTCCGTCCGGCGGACGGCAAGGTGCAGAAGAAGCTTACGGCCTTCCTGTTCGTCGCGTCCATCCCTGCCGGGCAGGCCACTTTCACTGATACGGTAGAGGCCGCATATCTGGGTGCCGCGCTGGAGACACAGGATGACCGTATGCCGCCTGACAGGATGCAGGGCGTGGTCTCCATCCGTGACAGCATCCGGCTTGTCGGGTGGCGGAACAACAGGGTCTTCTTCTCCGAAGTCTTCCAGCCGTACAACTGGCCCGCGAAGTATGACATGACCCTGGACCATAATATCGTCAGCATGGGAGAGCAGGATTTCAAACTCTACGTCACTACCGACGGGTCTCCGTATATCATCGATGTGTCGAGCTGCGACGACACCAAATGCACCCCGGTCGTCAGCATCGACACACCGCTGCCGAACATCGGCTGCCGTTATGCCAATGCTTCCGTGATGACACGACACGGGTTTATCTATGCTTCCACCATGGGGCTCGTGCTGCTTACCGGCAATGGCGGGTGGCATGTCATCACGAAGAAATGGTTCGGCGAACGTGACTGGCAGAGGCTCAAGCCCGACACCATCCGCATGGCGTATTGGGAGGGGTTTCTCTTTTTCGCTACGGATATGGCGACTTTCATGCTGGACATCGACAGCGACCCCTTCGGCGACATGCAGGGTGCGGAACTTGTCACGTTGTCCGACAAGCCTGTGGCGTGTACTACGTCGAACACAGGCAAGCTCCTGCTGCTGGAAGATGACAAGGTATGGGGCTGGGACAGTGCCGCGTGGTACAGGCCGTACACATGGCGCAGCAGACCGCTTACGTCCGGTGGCGATGCCGTGGGTCAGAACAGCCTCAGCAACGCTGGACCAGCCCGTGGCGTTGCCTGGGCCCCCGTATCATGCAAGGTGGGTGGCGGTCCTGTGGTTGTGACCATCAAGAACCCCCACGATGGCGCCATGCTGGACAGGATGGTCAGGGAAGAAAAGCCTGTGCGTATCCGGCGCAGCGGGCGGCATCTTTGGTACACTGTGACGTTACACGGAGTGGAGCCCGTACACTTCATCGACATCGGCACAGCACATTTCACCGTCAACGACGGGCGATAACAGGAGAACGACACCATGGACTACCGCATCGACATCCTGGAACCGGACAGCGACATCAACGTTGCCCTGGATGACTTGACGCGAGAATTCGCACCCCTCTATACGGCGTCCTGGGTGAACGAGAAGCAACGCATTTACGGCAAGCCGTTCGACATGAACGTGCAGACGTTCGCCCAGCTCTGGTTCACCAAGGCGTTGAAGATTTTCATGGCCTGGGATGAGAACGGAAAGCCCGTCGGGTACCTCATCGGCATCCCGTTCCGTCCGCTTGCGTACAACTCGCATGTGTTCCAAATCGAAGACTGGTACGCGGGCGGAGACCGGCTGTGCGAGGCGGAACTGTTCCGCTATATGGAAACCGCCGTGCGCTTCATGGGATGCGATGAGGTCTGGATTTCCCTTGGTGAACAGGAACATGCTCCCAACCTGAGCATCCGTTGGCGGGAGGCATCCCGTACCACACAGATTCGTTACACCAACAGCTAAGAGGAACGTGTCATGGTCGAGGCCGGATACACACAATGCAATCCGCAACGCGGCGTAAACGATTCTGAACGCAGCCTTTTTGGCGAGATACTGTCCGCTGCCGCGCTGGCTGCCGCGACCATCAGTGCCTACAAGGCATACGACATCGCCGTCAAAGAATGGGAGATGGCGAAGAAATACTGGCGGATAGCCCAGAACTGGATGGACTATTACCAGAACGCCTACGCTCCTGTCGAAGACCAGGAAATCGAAGAGTCTCTGCGGCTCGAAGTGGCCGAGCCTCTGTACGACATAGCGCGTGGCCGGGCACGGACAAGCGCATGGATAGAGTTCCAGGGTAAACTCCGCAAACCCATGCGGTGCATGAGCCGTTACTGCACGGGTTTGCGGAGCGACATACTCACACAGGTGATGATGGCACAGGCTGATGCCGTGGCTATGGCGGACGGCCTGGGCTACCGCAATGAGCGTGCCTATGTCGAGACGCGTAATGATGTGAGATTCGAGAAGATGCTGAACACAGCGAAACGCGGACGTGACATCATCACTGACGTGGTGTCGCTCGGTGCGGCATCTGCGGGCATCTACGGGGACCTGCTCGACCAGACATGGCAGGGCCTTGTCGGAGCAGGCAAGTACCTGGGATACGAACTCAACCGCAATCCGACGCATTACCCGACGACATACCTGGCTGGTAATGTGACTGCACAGCAACCTCAGCGCGAAGCGCCCAAAGGAGGGTAACAGATTATGGCGCAGTGTACTTGTGCCAACCCCCAGGCTGTTGCCAACGCCATCAACCAGGCATCGAGCAAGGTGTCGAAGAGTATCGACAAGGCCGGAGAACGCATCGACAAGACGTTGCATGGTGCCGGGCATGGCGGCAAGCAGGGTGTCATGGACGCGTTGCGGTTTTGTCATTGGGCCGCACCGGAATACGGTCCTGTTGGTGAAAACGCCTGGTCCAATTTCTTCAAGGCGGCACAGATAGCCATCGCTACGTTGAACGCCACCATCCAGGGACAGATTGCCGACAAGCAGCAGGACCTTGCTGAAGGCTATTATCAGCAGGCAAAATATAAGTGGGACAGGTTTGACAAGAGGTACCGCCCGCTTGAAGAGAAACTGCTGCATGAAGTATCCACGGTGCCCATCAAGGAGATGAATTGTGCTGATGACAGGGCCCGGGCGGAAGTCGCCGTGAACAGCGCCTATGACATCATCGGCGAAGCCCTTTCCCGGAAGGCCAAGGCAGAACATCTGTGCATAGACCCTTCGTTGCTGTCGCGCATAGCGTTCGGGCGCAGTCTCATGCTGGCGGATACCGAAAACTACAACCTGCGCGACGACACCTGGTTCATGGACTTCAAGAACGACCAGCGCTGGAACCGGCGCGGGAACGTCCTCAACCTCGGACGCAACCTGGGGTCGATGGCCATGAAATATGGGGATGTGGCACGTTCACTGATGAACGACGTATCAGGTATCGCCAACAAGGCATTCGGTAGTATCGGCATGGCGTTGGGGTATTACGGCGCCCGTTTCGATACGGTGTACCCGACAACGTACCTGGGCACTAACGGTCAGAATGGCGGCATCGTCTCGCTCGCTGCCGGTGCCACAAATCCTGCCGCCGCCGGTGGCGGACTTGCTATATAGGAGCATGACATATGGACTTTGGTAATCTTTTTGCCGCCATCGGACGTGCCCTTCCCGGTTTCGTCGAAGGGGAACGGATGGCTGTGCAAGACAACTGGAACGACTTGAACCAGTACAACAAGGTGCAGGCAGGGCAACTCGAGAATGCCTTCACCGAACAGACGTTCAATCCCCGGATGCAAATCGTCTATGACGCTGCCCGTAATTCGGGGCTTGGCGTACTGAACAACCGCATGACCACGGCACAGAACTGGATGCTGCATCCGGCCCTCATGGCTCGCAACTACTACGCCAGTCTGTACGCGCCGCAAAACGCGCAGCTCGAACAGCAGTTGCTCGCCAACATGTACCGGCAGATGCCTGGTATGCTGGCCGGTGCCGGTGCCGGGGCTGCTGGCGGCGGGTTAAATCCCATGGACATCGCCTTGTATCGCGCCCTGCTCGGTGGCGGTCTCGGCGGTGCAGCCCCTTTGCAGACTAATCCCTCTTCCATGTAAGGAGTTCCAGTATGCCTACTGTTGACCCTGCTATCGCTCGCGCCCTGGCGGAAGCCCGCGCACAGGCCATCTCCGAAGAACATCTCAACAACGTCATGGGGGCGCAGGAATGGTACCTTCCTGCTGACCATCCTGCTATGCAGCTTGCCAACAGAGTCGCACAAGTTGCGCCCCCTGCTGGTGGTTATGTTGCCGCCCCTGTCCCCGGCATGGTCGCCACTCAGGCATCCGGGGCGCACTACTCTGCCCCCGGTGCGCGTGCCGGATATGAGGCCGCCGGTATGCCCCCGGTGATGCAGCAGAGTAACCCGTATGCTACGGCAGCTTTTCGCACTACCATGGACCCCTACGGCAATGTCGGCGTCCAACCGTTGGTCGGGTTCCCGTCGCAGTATCCGCATGTGGTGAACGGTGCTGTCATCGACCCCATGGTGCGAGAGATGCCCGGCCTTATGCCGTTCATGCAGGTGCCTGCCGGTCCCGCGCTCCAGCAGGCTACCACGCCGGTTCGTCGTACTGCTCCTGCGGCCCCTGTCCGACGCACCACACCTGCCGCACCTGCCGCCCCTGCCGCTCCTGTTCAGAGTCGCGGCCTCAAACTCTCCGGGGAAGGTCCCTTCCCGCTCAAAGAAGAAGTGCGTGCTACGGCTCCGGCACCTGCCCAGCCTGCGCCTGTCGATACGGTGGTGTATCCTGACCGTCCTATTGACATGTCCTATGATGAAGGTGAAATCATGTCGCAGGCTATGGCCCTTGCCAGAGACCCGCGCACGGCGCAGGTTCTTGGCGGCTTGCCTTCGGCCCAGGAGCTTGGTCAGCGGCTTGGGCCCACCTATGACCCCAATTCCACTGCTGCCACCTGGGGTCGTGTAGCGGCTGACATCGACCAGCTTCCGGTATACATGCAGTTGCCTGCCCTGCTCGCCGCTCTCCTGTCCGGTAAGGACTACATCCGGCAGCCGCAGCAGGCTGCGCCCACGGTGGCACAGTAAGGACTAGACCATGAGTATGCTTTTGGATACCATCAAGGGTGCTGAGTCCGGTGCGTCTACTGTCGATAAGACGCAGTTCATGGACGACGAACAGTACCACCAGAATATGTATATGCTCGAATCGGCTTTGCGTGAGCTTGGTCAAGACAGCACATCCAAAAGTGTCGTCTCTGGTGATGTCTCTCCTTATGATGCTGATTTGCGTCGCATCATCGAAGCCGTTACCCTGGAGTAAACATCATGCCGCAGTTTTCCCTCCCCACCGTCAACATACGTCCTTTTGAAGCCCCCGACTACACGAAGGACTTGAGGTCCTTGTCTATGCTGTATGCCGCAATGGCTCGCGGACAGCGTGGTGGCGGTGCGGGAGGGGGACGCGGCGCCGGTAAGGTGTATCACATTTACCGTGGTCTCGATGAACAGGGGAACCCCATCTATGAACCTGTCTATGGTGGAACAGAAAAACTGGCTACCAGAAACTTCGAGGCCATGACCAATGACAGGGCGAAGTTTGCTTTGTCGAACGACCCTGCTGTATCCAAGAAACTTGCCAATCTTCCTGAGCTGTCTACCGAAGGACAGGCAGAAGTCCTCGAATCCATTCGTAAAGAGGACATTCCTCGCCTTGAGAAGACGCTCAAAATTCCTGCTGCGGCACTCATACGCGAAGGTCTGGCCGAACACGAAGCGGCACGAAGACAGCAGTTGCGCGCTATCGAAGATAACGATTGGAGTTCGCTCTTCTCCCGTGTCAAGGAAGGTATCTCCACCTTCGGTGACAACCTCGATATGCTGGGAGCTTCTGCTGAAGAAAAGAAGCTCATCGCCAAACGCGGTGAAGAACGTAGGCAGCAAGCTATCGCTGCCAACCCTTACTGGCAGGAGCAGGAACGTCTGCGCGCTGAAGGCCGTCTTGGTACGCTCACGCATGTCGTTACCAATCCTCTCGATACTATGGCTGATACCATCGGCGACCTTGGCGCCGGTCTTGCTGGTGCTGTCGTCGGCGCCAAGACTGGTAGTGCTCTGGGCGCCGCACTTGGTCTTCCCGGGGCCCTTGGCGGGGCCGTGGGTGGTGCTGTTCTTGGCGGCCTCGCCGGTGTGCCTTTTGGTGTCGGGAACTACACGCGCCGTGTAGTGAATGACCAGAACCTCAGTGACCAGCAGCAGACGCAGGCTATCGAAGCAGGCTCTGCCAGTGCCGGTCTGACCGGGTTTGCTGCGAATGCGCTGCCTGGTGGCGTCTTCGCCCGCAGCGCATTGACGCCTATCTCTCGTGGTGCGGCTGCTTTGGCCCAGCGAGGTATCGGCGGTGGCGCCATGCAACGGCTGGCTAACGCAGGTACGGATGCCGCATCGCAGGGGCTTTTGGCCCGTTCGGTGCGTGCCCTTCCTGCTTCCATGCTCGAAGGCGCCATGATGAATGCCGGGCAGCAGTTCGGTGAGAACGTGGTCTTCAACCAGAATACCGGTCTGGATACACCTTTGTCTGAGTACGTCCTGGATGCGGCTCTCGCCGGTGCTGTGACCGGCGTGCCGTTCGCCCCGTTCAACGCCGCTCCGGCCACAGCACGGCGTTCCGTCGAACGGACGACGGACACAACGCAGCCTCCTGCCGATGCTGCGGATTCTGTCGCATCCCCTGTCGAACCCATCGGTCCGTCGGGTTCTGATGGTTCAGTTGTCTCCAATGCCGCCGAAGCAGCGAACGCCTCCGCAGCGCAGACGGCGGGTTCGTCCGCGTTCAAACCTTACACGGGGCGCAACAAGCGTTACATCGGCATCAGCGATGATGTTGCAAGTATGCTTCGAGCGATGTTCACCGACAAGAGCGCGCCTGCGGACAACTTCGCCACAGTACACCCCAATGACAAGGCTGACGCAAAGGCCAGTGCAAAATTCCGTAACGACCTCTACATCGGAGACTACATCAACGGTCTGTTGAAATTCACCGGTATGTCTGTTGAACAGCTCAGGACCGAAGTCAACAGCCGCATCTCGTTGCCGGGCTTCAACAATATTTTCAAGTCGCGGCGCGAACGTCAAATCGTTCAGGAAGTGGCGAAGCGCCTCAATGATGAAACATACCTCAGCGACCTTTTCAACGACCGTCTCATCACGCCCGATCATGTCGCTGCTGAACCCCCCAATGCAACGGGACAACCCGCACCTGCGAAGGTACGTCAGACCGAAGCCGAACCTGTAGCCGAGCCTGTGGCAGAGACTGTGCAGCAGCCCGTGGCCGAACCTGTGCAGCAGCAGCCCGTGGCCGAACCTGTGCAGCAGCCTGTGGCCGAACCTGTGCAGCAGCCCGTGGCCGAGCCTGCCCGTCAGACATTGAAGGATTTCCTCCCCAATGCCGACATCAAGGCTATCCAGGACTATGTCGGACGGTTCGGAAACAGTCTGACGGAACCTGAACGCGTGCAGGTCTGGGCCCGTATTGATGAGCTGAACCCCGCCAACTATGCGGAGCTTTCTCCCTGGTTCGAGCAGCAGCTTGGGCCGAATACGCTGCGAGACAGTGCTGCCAAACTGGCCGCAGAACTTTCCCAGGAGGACACCACCAATGGTGCAAAACCGACACGACCCGGTAAAAGAGGCAGCCGAAGCAAACAAGCTGCCGTCGTGGGAAATGATGGACAAGACGCAACGAACCGACCTGTTGCAGAAAGTGTTGCTGCTGCTGTTGCAAGGGAACCCGGTGCCGCGCCCGATGCTGGAACCGTTGCCCCTGCCGCTCTTGCACAAGCTGTTGATGGCGGTTCGCCGGTTGCAAAACGAGGGAATGATGGGACCCCGGCACAGGTTGCCGGAACGGTTGCGCCGGATGCGGGAGTTGTTGTCCGCAAGAGGGATCGAAAAGCCGCGCCAGCCGACGGAGAACGAAGTGTTGGCGATGCAGCCGCGCAGCCTGCAACAACAGGTGAGAGCGCAGGAAGCCCTCGGACTGCGCGAAGCGCAGGGAAGAGCGATGGTGGGGATGCAGCAAACACTGGCAGCAACAAACGCTCCAGGGCTGCGGCTCCCGCCCGGGACCGAGTAAATCCTTACGGAAAGCTGGATTTCTCCCGGGTAGATTTGAACGCAACCTCCAGTGCTGCGCTCTTCGACGACCTGATGTTGGGCAAAGCTCTGCTGGATTCTCTAGGCGACGCGGAGAAGTTATATGCTATATCCAACGCTGCTCCGATACATCGTCATGGTGACAGACATTCTACAGGGACATCCACGTTAGGATGGTACGCCAGACAGCGCGGAGGTGAATCTCCTTACATCAATGATGACTTGGATGCGGTATTGGGGACCATCGAGACACCTCCTGTGCCGGACTATTTCACACAGGCGTCGAAAGCTCTGAATGCCTCGACGACGAAGGAAGCCCGCGATGCTCTCCAGCCGCTTATCGAGCAGTACCCGAAGGAAGCGGCACAAGCCGGTATCCTGGACGCCATGCAGCGAGCAGAGAAAGCTCAGGCCGTGGCTGCCAAGGAAGCCGCCAATCTGGAAGCGCTGGAAGCTGACCCCGTATCTCTGGGAGACATCACTGATTTTATTCGTGAAATCCCTGAGCAGGTCATGCGTGATGCCTTCAACTCTCCCAAGCTCGACATCAACATGGGGTATGGCAAGGTCCTGCGCCTGTTGACCAAGGAAGCGAATCCCAGGCTCAAGCTGACAGACAAAGAAGTCCAGGCGCTCAACTACCTGCGCGAAAATACGGATTTGCCGTCCATCGACACGCGGGACTTTGCCGACATCCAGTCCAACTGGAAGTCCATGGCAAACGACCTGGGCTTCAATGTCAACAAGACAGACAGTTCCCTGACCACGGCTGAAGCTGTCAAGAAAGTCACCAAACGCGCACGGAAGTGCTGAGGATAACAGACATGGCTGAATGTCCTAACGATACCGAGTTCCTGCGGGCCGGACTTGATAACCCCACGGGTTTCGGCCCGCAGCAGGCTTCCCGTATGGATAATGCAGGGAACCCTGCTGGCGATGAAGCACTCCATGCGGCACGAGAGCAGCGTGAACGTGAAGACATCTATGCGTCTTTCGATGAGATTTCGCGTGGTACCCAATACACGGCTGAAGAACCCAGCGCTTCCGACCAGGCGGCTGCCCGCAAAGCAGCCGCCCGCATGGCGCGCATGAAAGAACTGGCTGATGAAGCCGTGTCCAGGCGTAACGAAGAATTCGATGAAGCCGTTCGCATGGCGACGAACACCAGTCTTGGTGCTGCCTCGTGGTGGTTGAACTTCCAGAATGGTATCTACACGAAGTTCGTGAACATTCGCGGTGGCTTCGCCAAATGGGCCAGACTCTTCGCTGACCAGGCCAACCGCCCGACGAACGAGAACACTCTCTGGCGCATCTTTGACCAGACGCCTCAGAAAGTACGCGCACTGAATCTGCTCATGCGCGACCGTGTCGCGAGCTTCACACAATCGCTCGAACCTGTTGCCCGTCGTATCGGGTGGACGGGCAGCCTGGAAGACCTTGCGCGTGCTATGGGCCACTATGCTGTGTGCAGGCACATCCCGGAGACCAACGATTTGCTGCTCGGGCGCTGGATGGATGAAGCTGAAGACATCGTGAGCAAGGGCCCTGATATGGACGGCAGGGACAAGAAGCGTCTGATGGAGCTGGAGCGCAACATCGAACAGCTCGAAGACTTCATCGACGAAACTACCGACCTCCCCGAAGACCTCGTGTCCGCAGGTTACACCAACGGGGAAGCGCAGTTCGAGATGGACCGCATCCTGCGAGAGACCGGTCTTTCCAAAGAAGAAGCCGACACCATCGCTGATGGTATCTCCGGTCTTTTCGACATGGTACTGGAAGAGCGCGTCAAGGCTGGTGTCGTTTCGCGAGAAGTGTTGGACAGTTTTCCCGGGTTCGAGCATTACGTCGCTATCAGAACCCGTGAAAGCAACCTGCTCGGTGTATCGAACGACAGCACGGCATACAACCCCGGGTCGTACTACGCCATCCAGGGTCGGTCATCCCGTCCTGACAGCGCGTATGACACGCTGTTCTTCTACATCAACCGGGCGGCGACCGAAGTCGGTTCCCGTGAGTTTGCTGTGAACATGTTCGCCGTTGCTGACCATCTGCTGGAGACCGGCGCTATCGACGCTTCTGGTATCAAGACCTACGATTACGCCTCCCTCATGCGGATGTCTCACAGCACGAACCCCAAGCAGCGCGCCATCGCTGACCAGCTCCTTACCGGGGGTGGTATCGTGGCAGATGTACCTACGCCTATTGCTGACGGTGAGACTGTCATCAAAAGGCGTTACCTTCGCTTCGACCCCAAGTGGTCCCATGTGGAATCCGGTCTCACCGGTGAAATGCTCAACAATGCCATGTCCAGTGATTACAAGCTGGGCAGCGCCGGGTTGCCAGTCGAAGCTGCCGGGCGTTTCACCAGTCTTGTCAGCCAGCTCAATACGCGGTTCTCGCCTCTATTCGCTCCGTTGTCCGGTTCTCGCGATGTGATGGAACGTGCATCCAACATGGTGAATCGTGACTACTACGCCGAAGACGGCACTCGCATCAAAGGCAGCTCTCTGGCAGCGAAAGTGCTGGCGAACACGCCGAGGACATCCAAAGCCTTGCTGGACATCATGCACGGCAGGCTCGACGAATCGAATCCCATGTACCAATATCTGGATGAATACCGTCGCGGCGGTCTGTTCCAGAAATACATCCAGGGACAGCGCTCTCCGGTCGAAGAATCCGGGACCATCTCTGGACTGCCGGATGCTTCTTCCCGGCTGGAGAAGGCCATCGTCGGTTATGGGGGCCCCAGCGTAGCACGCTGGCTGAGAAGTCTCAGCACGTCGAAGAACCAAGTCATGCGGGTACTGGATGGCTGGAACGACTTCTTCCAGAATGCGGGTGCTTTTGCCCAGTTCGTCACCCTGCGCGAAGCCGGAGTACCGGCAAGCCGTGCAGCCCGTGGCGTGCTGGAAATGATGAACCTGAGCCATCGTGGTGAACTGACGCCGTATCTTCGCGTCCTGTTTCCCTATGTCGTACCCACTGTGGAATCTGGTGTGGCCCTGGCCCGCACCTTGGGTCTCGGTGCGCGTACCCCAGGTGACATCATCAAACAGGGGATGCGTGGATACATGGGCCTGCTGGCTGCCTACGGGGCGTATTCCATGTTGTACCCGCTGGCCCGGGAATCCCTTGGCCGGGATGAGAATGGCAAGTATCGTATGGATGCCATGTCGCTGTCCGAGCTGGTGCGCGGCATACCCATCGGCATGGGGTCTGAGGGAGACTTCATCCGCTTCCCTGTCGGTTTTGGTCTGCCGCAGATAGCGGCCATGCTGTCCGTTGGTCAGGAACGTGTGGCGAGCGGTCTCATGTCTCCGCAAGACCTGGCCTTCGATACGCTGTTCCTCACGGTCAAGAACACTATGCCGGGCAACTGGCCCGACTATCGCTTCACGGAACATCCTGCCGATTATCTGGCAGCGTTTCTCTGCCCGCCTCCCCTGCGCCCCTTTGTCGATGTTGCCATCAACCGGTCGTATTTCGGGCAAGAGATAACCCGCGAGTCTTCCCAGGGTACGACGGCGCTGTCGTCTACGGGCCGAACGAATACCCCGGTCATCTGGCACAACATGGCGAAACGCCTCAACAGTGAGACCGGCATCGACTTCGCTCCTGAACAACTGCGCTACATGGCGAAGAGCATCCTCACCGGTCCCCTGCGCATGGTAATGGGTGCCGTGGAAGACGAAGCCCTCTACAAAGGGTCGCAGAGCATGTCCGAATTTCGTGACATGCACCCGCTGCTGCGTGGACTTGGTACGTCCACATGGTTTGGGAATGCCGGGAAGTCGAGCCAGCTTTTGTACTACAACGCCAAGGATGAATATGAATCCCGCATCCGACGTTCCGGTGTGAAGATAACGTCACCTGACCGCAGCGTCGACGCCAGAGCCTATCGTCAGGCCCAGCTCGAAAAAATCGGTTTCACCCCGGAAGAGATTTCCGACTATATGCTCATCTGGGAAACCGACAAAGCGTTGCGGAAGAACGGCATGGACTTCAACAAGGAATACAAGGACAGGTGGCTCTCGATGGAAGACTCGGAAGAACTGCGAACGGCGTTCGCCAACCTTGAACTTTCATCCACGAACATATACGATGCAGCCGTGAACTCGTTGAACTATTACAGGACAAGGGGTTAGGATGATTCTGTCGCTCACCGAGGATGTCGCCCGTATCGGCATCCGCATCAAAGACTGGCGCAACAATCGCATCTTGCAGGACTGGCGCCATGTCATACTGACAATCATGCCCGGACAGGTTGACAGCGATTGCATCTGCGGTTGTCACACAGGCGGAAGTCCGTGGTATCTGCACGGCTGCTGGCCTGGTCATCGCGTCGATGTCGATGTGGCGAATCCTGCACCGCCTGACTTCGCCCCCATCGTATGCAGGGCATTCACCTGGGGAGAAGACGGCACGGTGGAATTCCATGTCCCCGATGTATTCCGCACACTGCCGTGGGGACGCTACACAGGTGTGTTGCAGTATCATCCGGCACTCGACAAGCCGCTCGACTTCCGTGTTCTTCGTGACCTGCGCGATGCGCCGCGTCCTGCCAATTCTCCTTGCGTTCCCGACCTGAGTATCCACTCTCCGGCGCATATGCCGCCCGTGCCGCTGTTTTGCGTTCTGGCGCGGTTCGATATAGACTATGGTCCTCGATGCAGTGAACACATTATCGACATGGCCCAGGTACAATTCATGCTTGGGACCTGTGACGAAGAGGTCTAAATGGCACGGCACAATATTCCCCACAGTTGTGGTGAAGGCTACCCCGTCAATCCCATCATCGGCATCCCGCCCGGTGGGGTCGATGGACAAGCCCTCATCTTTGACAGTTCTTCGCCTTGCCTCCTGCGGTGGGGAGACCCGCTGAAAGGTGACAAGGGTAATACTGGCAATACCGGTAAGGTGGGGCCCAAGGGGGAACCGGGTTCCCCTGGCAAGCAGGGCCTTACCGGCCCTCCCGGCCCTCCTGGCCCTCCCGGCCCTCCCGGCCCTCCCGGCAAAGCAGGGGAACAGGGCGAGCCCGGTAAGCGCGGGCTGCGTGGTCTCCCTGGTCCGAAGGGGGAACCCGGCCCGCCCGGCGAGCGTGGTGAGACCGGTGAACAGGGCCCTCCCGGACGCCCAGGGGCCACCGGCAGACCGGGTATCCCAGGCAAGCAGGGCCCTCCCGGCCCTCCCGGCACGAGTGACCACCGTATGCTGTCCAACCTCGACTATGCCCGCAGCGGACATATCGGGTTTGCCTCCCAGGAAGCACTGGACAAACTCGAAAAGCGTATTGCCGAGTTGGAACGCAAGCTCGCTAACATCTAAGCAGGGGAACTTCCGCATGTTCAAGAACAAGTATTTCACCACCTTCCTGACACGCAAGCTCGAAGCCAGCGACCTCGACCTGCCTATTGTCGAGAAGGCCAAGGCTGACCTTCTCGACCTGCTCAGTGGTGAAGACGATTACACCTACCTGTCCATCGTCGGCGACACCGACATGGAGACCGTGAAGGTGCGGAATGACCACGGCACCCTGTTGCTGGAACGCGGTATCGGAGGCACCAAGCCACAGACGTTCACATATGGCGCCTGTGTCCGCACGGTTTCTCCCACTATCATCGCCGCCATCAAAGACCTTGTGTGCAATTACACCTGCTGCGAAGGTCCGTGTGAATGCGAACCTGTGGAAGTCGGGGGTTATGCGCTCCCGGATTGTACGAAGGGCCAGCCGTGGACGGGGCATGTGGCGTTCCAGGGTTCGATGCCTATGACCCTGGGGGCGAACGGCGCTCCTGACTGGATGCGGGTCGAGACCAAGGCCAACACGGTCACACTGTCCGGCACACCGAACGTATCGGGACAGTTCTCCATGAGCGTGTGCGCCACGAACTGCAACGGTACGGCTGTGAGCAGTCTCCCCATCAACATCGACATCGCCGATTGACATTTCCGTCGTCCTGGTTTCACCTCCCGTTTCCCCAGGATGCCGGATACAAAAAAAGCCCCCTCGTATCGACACTACGCCCGCATTGGTCGATATGAGGGGGCTTCTTGTTTCTATCTATGTCTGCACGAATTCCGAACGGTTTAGTTCATCTTGCGATACTTACCTAGCAGGTTGTGGTCCTGCTTGAGAGCCAGCCGGAGCGCCTCGATGACTTCCACATGGTGGATCTTGATGGTGCCGTACTGGCTGTCTTCCTTGATGCGCGGGGAGAGGCCCATCCTTTCCCCAAGCTGCGAGAGCTTGCGGCCCACCTGCGAGTACATGCCCGCAGACTCGTGGAACACCTCCAGCAGCCACGGGATGGCTTTCACCTGCTTATAATGCTTCCCCTCGCCCAGTTGGTCGGCCAGAGCGTCGCGCTGGCGAACGGCGGCGGATGCGGTGGCCATAGCCGTGGCTTCGCGTCGGCTGCCTATCTCGGCCTTGGTTCGCTTGTAGTAGTCCCGCTGCTCAAGGGCGAGCTGCTTTTCCTCTTCAATATCGGCAATCATGCGCAGGGCGTCGGGGAAGGATTTCGGGACGCGGGGGAGATTCCACTGTCCATAGCCGCCAGCCCTGCGGATGGACGGCAGAACTTCTTCCACCACCCAATCTTGGAACCGTTCAGCGTCGGGAAGATTGGAGCGCATGACAAGACGGTAAACGTCGCTTTCAGGGATGATTTTCATGGGCGTGGCAGAGGGTAGCATTTTGCTATCCCTGAAATCATTGACTTTTTTGCAATGAGTGTTCACTGCCTCGACGGTGTTCTGATAGCCGAGGGCTTTTGCCACGTCCCGGGCCACGAACCACGGTTCACCATCAACGTCCACCACGCGAACCTGACCAAACTCCTGACGCTCGAAAATCTTGATGCCTTCCATGTGCATCCTCCAAAAAAATGCGCCCCACCGGGTAACGCTAGGACGTGAAGTCCTCCGGCAGGGCGCAAAAATGAATGCGATATGTATGTGTCCAGCGTTACCAAGACATGTACAAGATAACGCTGGGATGGCTAGTTGTCAATGTCACTTTCCACACCGTCCAAAGAGCGGCCCGTGGAATCGGTGTATTCACTCACGCCAAAATTGGGGGCAGTAAAAGATTCCGTGCACTTAGCCATAACTTCGCGAATATCGCGGATAACATGGTCGTGCCGCTTCCCGAACGCCTCCGCCACCTGCTGGCCGCCAGGGGTGTGCATCCGATGCACCCCCTTCCATTCTCCGGGGGTCTGCATAGTGTGCAGACCCTTTTCGTCATCATCAAGGCCACGCGCTCCAGATGCAAGGTCAAGCTCCAAGCAATCACACACGTCCCTGGCCACGAACCAGGGTTCATCGTTCACATCCACGACGCGCACGGCGCCGAATCCAGAGTTCTCGAAAATCTTCATGTCGTTCATGGATTGCCCTCCTTGGGAGCCCAGTTGATAAGGACGTCTTCCATGTTACAGGACTTTTACGTTTGCCGTAGCCTCAAGGGCCGGGGCATCCTTGATGTCGAAGCCAAGCCGCTTCACGCTCGTGGCGTCCAGCCTGTAGCAACGTGTGTTGGGGAGCTGCATCCAGCCGATGTTCTCACCAAAATTCTTGGTCGTATCTTTGGCTGTGATGCCTCTGTCTTCGAGCCGCTTCCAGAGATTGGAAGGCGAATGCTTCTGGGCCTTGAGCCATTTGTGCAGGTCGGAACGCGAGATGTACAATTCCTGCGTCGCCAGCACGGCCCGCATAGTGATGTCCCTATTGTTTGGCAGACTCACGATGTACTTGTCCGGTACCCCATGCGGCTGCTCAGGCATGGTCTTGTCACGATGGTTGGCCCTGACTACCAGCATATTGAGCTGGCGCTCCATGAGGTACGTCGTCAGCATATGCACGGGGTCAGACGTATTCGCTTCGGTGCTGCGACGGTTATGCGGCACGAAGACATTGATGACCCAGTTCTCCAGCGCATCCATGTCATAGTCCAACAGACCATACTCCACAGCCCAGCGCCCGGCCTTCATCGCCATCGCCAAGGGATAGCTCAGGAAGCGTTCCGAGTTGTCGAAGCCGTATTTACGACACCACGTCTCTACCTGCTGCGTGAGCGTCGCCAGCCGGTCTCTGTGCTTCAAGACCTGATAGATAAACTCGGGCCCGGCAAGGCCGTAGTTCGTCTTGCAGGCGTCCATGCACGCATGGATGTATTCCTGCACTTCCGGCTTGTCGGCATACGAGGGGAAGTCGCACTCGTACTCCATCACGCGCACGATACTGGCCTCCGAATCCCCGGCATGGCGGGCAACGGCTTCCTTGATGCACTTGTTCGACGTGATGAATGTGACCGTAGACCACGAACCGGTGTCGACCATCTCAGCGCCATTACTCTTGAGCTTCTGCTTCTCCTGATTGCCCATGAGGCTGTAGGCGAGGGCATAGAGGTCTTCGTCTTTCATGTCCGAAAGTTCGTCCATGTAGACGGGCAGATTGTTCAGCACGGCCATTTTCCGCATCCGCATGACGGCAGAGGAATTGCGCTGCACGAACTGCTCTTCAGGATGCCCCCAGATGGATGCAGCAGAGCACAACACCTGCGACTTGCCTTTGCCGGATGTGGTGCTCCACAAAGAGTAAGCAGCAGAACGCACGACGCCAGGGCCGTAGTGCATGAGCGGAGCCGCGAAGGACAGACACATGGCGAGCTGGGCAGCAGGCTGGTTGAGGACGCGGTACATCTGCGGGACATACTTCCATTTGTCGAGGTCGCCCTTGATGGACAGTTCCTTCTTCGCCAGCTTTTCAGCCGAGCCTTTATATACCATGTCGTGGATGCCGGTATCTGTGATGACACCATGACCCACGCCAAAACCCAACGTGGGCTGGTTCGTCACGGGGTCGGTGATGTCCGTCCACCCGAACACATCCCGCGTCTGAATCTCTGTACTGTACCCGTTTTCCAAAACACTGCGAAGGTAGCTGTTCATAAAACTTGCAAATATTTTAGGGGTGTACATGTCAAGGTTACACGAGAGGATGTTGGAAGAATTGAGCGCTGCCATAAGGCTCTGATTGCTCGCCAGCGTAGAAGCGGGCAGGCGCATCAGTTCAACGGCACCATGCTTGTGGCGCACCTCGAACCAGTGCGAACGCTCAGAAACACCATTCGTGTATGTCCATTCCGACTTGATGTAATAGACTTGGGATGTGGTGAGGATATGGTCTGTCGTCACCCACGAACCGTCATCCTGTTTCTCTGACTTGTGCCAGATGCATCCTCTGTCATCCACGCTGTAGCGCTTGCTGCGGAACCCGATGCGCGGGTGGTCGAAGACTTCCGGGATGATGAGGCGTTGCACCGGCTGGGCCGCAGGCTGCGGCATGGTCTGCACCGGCTGAGGCGCAGGCTGGGCCACAGGCTGCTGCACGAACGTTTCACCGGCATTCTGCGACTTCCGCCACAACTGCACAGGGGATGTGATTTTGCCCCAGTGCGGACATGTGGGACATACCCCGGGATTCAAGCTGTCGAAACGGTCGCACCGGGCAGGAGCGTCATCAGGGGCGTGGTCGAACTTTGCGTCGCAGTCCGCAGGGTTGTAGCGTTCCTTATCCAAAGCCGACACAGCATGGGCCCACTCCCTGCCGTCCACACAGCGCTTGAACACGGACATGGCGGCATACCAGTGCGGCTCTTGCCCCTTACCGGAAAAGAGCATCTGACGGCAGCCACGCACTATGGGTTCAGACTTCGCCACCGGCGCGGAAGATGTGAACCCCATGCCGTCGGAGAACAGAGCATTGCCGGTCAATGCCACAGGCTGCGGCATCTGCGCGATGTTCTGAGGAACCGTAGGCTTGAGCTCCGCCTTGAGCTTGATGATGGCATCGGGATGTTTCTCCGCCATCGAAGTCAGCATGACTTCTACGAACTTGTGCGGCTCCCATACCCAGCCGGTCTCCCGAACCACGGATACAGTATTGCCGGTACCTTGATGTATGGTGCCTGGAAGACGCAACACACGAGCCGGGTCTTTGGTGCAAGCCGGGTCTGCCCAGAGGTCGAAAGCGGCACATTCCTTTTCCAACATGAGAGCGACACGGCGCCACCAGGCGACAGGCACAGGCTCGGACAGGGCCCAATAGACGTGCAGGCCCTTACCGGAATGGATAATCCACGAAGGATTGAGACCCGTCTCGCGCACGAAACGGTTCAAGCAAAAAGCTGCGAACTGGATGGTCGGGTAGGAGATGCCTTGCTTGCCGACATCGAGGTCAACCCAGAAGGCTTTGAGGGTACGAGCATTCACCTGCCTGCGCCCTGCTGCACCATCAGCAAAAGAAGCGAGGGCGAAGTAGGCGTTGTAACCCTGTGACGACAGGGAAAATCCTTCGGAGATTATGTCGTCGATACTGGGGCAAGGGCTCTGCCGACGGGAACCGTCTTTGATACCCAGAGAAAAATATGTGGGGAAGCTGAAAGAGTCTTCGCGAGGGGGAAGCGGGGGGAGCAGACTGGAAAGAAAACGTCTCGTTTGCTGAAGCATACGCTGTGTCCTATGAAAAGAAGGTTTTCAGGGAGGAGGGAATCTCAGTAGAACCACCATTCAGTCTGGGCGGACACGAGGGTGCTTCAAGCCCTCATAAATCCAGACTTCCCTCGATTCCCGCCTCCGTGAAAACCTTCTTGCTCAGGTTGAGGCTCCATGAGGTGGCGGTTTGACCACCTCATGGAACCTGTATAGCCGCCTACGAGTTGTTTGTCAACTAGTAACCAGCAACATCCGCCAAAATTCCGCTGAGAGCATCAGACGCTTCCTTGCTCACATTGGTCTGAGCCGGGGCCGGAGCCGGAGCAGAGGCCGGAGCAGGGGCCGGAGCAGGGGCCGGAGCCGGAGCAGGGGCCGGAGCCGGAGCCGGAGCAGGGGCCGGAGCCGGAGCCGGAGCCGGAGCAGGGGCCGGAGCAGGGGCCGGAGCAGGGGCCGGAGCAGGGGCACCATCCAGCACAGCCGCAGCGCGGGACAGCATGTCATTCATACCAGTAGGGGCAGGCTGCTGCACCGGCTGCACCGGCTGAGGCGCAGGCTGGGCCATGGGCTGCTGCACCGGCTGGGCCACGGGCTGCTGCACCGGCTGAGGCGCAGGCTGGGCCACGGGCTGCTGTACCGGCTGAGGCGCAGGCTGGGCCACGGGCTGCTGCACCGGCTGAGGCGCAGGCTGGGCCATGGGCTGCTGCACCGGCTGGGCCATGGGCTGCTGCACCGGCTGGGCCATGGGCTGGGGCATGGGCTGCACACCGTTGGCGATATTGACCGCCGCAGGGACAGGCTGGATAACCCCGGCACCATTGGGGGAGTAGGTCAGGATTTCATTGACCCGAAGCATCTCCGCGATACGCTCGGTACTGGCCGTCTGGATGACAGCCGTGTAAGTCTGGCTGTCAAGGTAGGACGGATTGCCGTTCTGGTCAAGGTTGGGACGGAACAGCATGACGCCGGAGACGGGGCTCTGCGGGTCAAGGATAATCTGGGTCACGAACATGGCCGGGTTGCAGCGGA